TCATCCTCCAGTTCCTCTAGCGTTAGCTCATCCAGTTCGTCGAGCTCGAGCAGTTCATCCAGTCAGAGCTCAAGCAGTTCGAGTTCTTCGTCGAGTTTTTCCAGTTCTTCATCCAGTAGCTCATCCTCAAGCTCTTCGAGCTCGCGGAGCTCAAGCTCTTCGTCGAGTTCTTCGTCCTCATCTAGCTCTTCTAGATCATCGTCATCATCCTCGAGTTCAAGTTCCTTGAGCTCGAACTTGACGAAGACGACGAACTTGATTTCGAGTGCGTTGCTGGAGGACGAACTACTGGAACTCAAAGAACTCGATGAGGAAGAACTACTCGACGACGAGCTCGAAGAACTTGAGATCGATTCAAGCTCCAGTTCGTCTTCTTATTCATCTAGCTCGTCCAGTTCATCTTCGTCGAGTAGCTCAAGTAAAAGTTCCTCAAGTTCATCTTTGAGTTCTTTGAGTTCTTCTTCATCGTCATCATCAAGTTCTTCGTCCATTGATTGTATCTGGCCGACAAGACCCGAAACTTGCGTCGAAACTAAACCGATCAGAGATCCGGTGTTTGCGCCGGAGAAGTCCTAGAAAGGAAATATGGCAGAAGTATGCACACCTTGGCGTATCAGAGCGGAGGGATATTGCGAATCCTCGTCATCTTCTTCTTCAAGTTCATCGTCTTCTTCGCGATCATCGTCATCATCATCTTCTTCGTCGAGCTCTTCGAGTTCGAGTTCGAGTAGTTCGCATAGCAGTTCTAGTTCGAGTTCAAGTTCCTCGAGTAGCTCCAGCTCGTCTTCATCGAGCTCGAGCAGCAGTTCATCGTCGAGTTCCAGTTCGTCAAGTTCTCATAGCGCATAAGGAGAAATTATATGTCAACACTTTTGGAACTTTATAATCAGGTAAAGCAGATCTATAAAAGGGATGATGCGGATACGCTTCAACCAAAAACAGCGATCAATTACACTTATAAAGCGATGCTGGCCTGTATCGGGCATCATAAGCTCCAGGACCGGGCTTACAAAAATATCGTTCAAGGGCAGTATGAGGTATCACTCCCCGAAGGGATTTTAAGAATCAAGCACCCGATCAAGATCATCGATCCCTTGGGAGGAAGCGAGGCAACAGGTTCTTATCCTCTCCGTTTTATTTCAAAAGGAGAATATGATTTTTGGGAGCCGGCCCCGGATCTATGGGCCACGGGGAACAGTACCGGGATTCCTTGGGCGTACTGCCTTTGGAAAAATTCGATCTATCTCACGTCAATCCCTGACAGGAATTACACGCTTGAGTTCGCGCTTGGCGGGGAGCCCGTTGATCTTTTAGCGGATACTGATGAATCCATTCTTTCTTCCGTTTGGGATGAAACGATCGTCGCGGGTTCGCTGTCCCGTCTTTTTGTGGCAACGAAACTTTACGATGATGCGAAGATCTGGAACGGGATTTATATCAACGGTCAGGAGAACGATCAACACACGCTTATCGGCGGTCTTAAACTTCTTCAACGGCTTGATGAAGATAATACCCGCGGCCCTATTATCATAAGAAATCAACCCCTTTAAGGAGGATTTATGACATTTTTAAAAACTTGGGATGAGACGAATCCTGCGGACACAAAATCCGCGGCTCTTGGCGCTGATGATATAAGAACGCTTGCTTACGCGATCCGGGAACGTCTCGCGATCGATCATTATTTTCTCGCTGTGGAAGGCGGGGATGCAAAGATAGGCTTTCACAAGAGCGGGACTTTTATTGATGTGACAAACGATCTTCTCGGAGTTCTTGGGGCCGTTCGCCTTTATGGAAAAACCGTAGGAACCAAAGTTGAATTGTTCCTTGTGATGACGGATAACACCGTTGTCCAGCTTACAAGCAACGGAAAATTAAATTCTCAGGCAATCGATGGAGTGATCCCAATCGCGAATCTTGCGACGGGAACGCCTGATGGAACACAATTTGTCAGGGATGACGGCGCTCTTGCCGTTGCATTACAGGAGCTTCCCGTTGGAAGTGTTTTTAATCATAAAATAGTGGCTGATCAAACTCCCGCGACAGGCAGCGGATCATTTCTGCAGGGACCTAACAAAATAAAGGATACCGACGGAGATCCTCTTTCGTCTTTAAATGCAGCTTTTGGGAGTATCACCCCGAAGAAGATAGGGGACAAAATCGTTTTTAAAGCAACGGTTAGTATGTTCATTGCTGGCGGAGGAAATTCAGCAACCGGAGCGGTCGCAATCTTTACTAATTTATCCTCGGAGGCTATTGCTACAGGATTCCAAGGAGAGAGCGGAGCTGGAAACGGGACCACAGTTTCTATTATGGTCATGGGTTTTGTCATCGCCGCAGATTTAAATCCGATCACTCCACAGGTGAGAGTTGGAGGGTATGCGGGGGGATGGGCCACCTACGCATCAAACGTCAATGTTTTAGAAGCTTACGAGGAAAAAGCATAATGCCATACCTTAGAAAAGGAGAACTGCTTCCGGTTAAAGGATACGATTTCACGATCCCCTCGCTTTACACAAAAGACGGGTACAGTCTTCCCGTCAATATGCAGTACGAGCGGGGCCAGATGAAAAAACGGGATGGAAAATCGCAATTAGGAGATCCTTCTTTTGGGAATTTCGGATTCCTACACCTGGACGCCTTCAAACTTTCCACACGCATCGAAAGATTGATCGGACACACAAAAAGGAACGTCTACGAGTTCAACCCGAACACGAAAAAGTTTAACGATCTGACCGGGCTGAATGATCTCACCGGAGGAGATAGTGATTTTTACGATAGTTGCACGATCCCGGAGATTGACTGGTATCTTTTCACGAACTACATCGACAATATCAGGAAGCTCGCGAGCGTTGGGAATAGCTCGGACTTGGGGGGTCAACCGCCAAAAGCGAAATGTATCGAGTATATGACCCCGTATGTTTTTATCGCGAATCTCGAAGAGAACGGATTGGCGATCCCCACGAAAGGATCTTGGTGCGATACCGGAGATCCCGAGACATGGATAGGGAATAACGCTGGCTCGCATCTTTTCACCGAAGACACAACCGAGATCCAAAGAGTGAAGAAATTAGGAGAGTATTTATTCATTTATAAACAAGGAATGGTGTCAAGGGGATGGCTTGTCAATACCGCTGACGTGTTCAGTTTCGTCATCCACGCATCCGACAGAGGACTTTATGCTCCAAGGGCGTTAGCGATCGCGGATTCCAAGCATTTCTACATGGGAATCAATGATTTTCATTACAATAACGGGGTCTTGATCGAGGATATCGGAAGCTCGATCCGGGAACTTGTTTTTACGCGCCTGAATCGGACGGCGAGCAATACTTGTTTCGCGATGGAGGTCGCGGAATTTAAAGAGGTTTGGTTTTTTATTACCGTAACAGGAAGCGATTATCCGACGGAGATCTGGAAATATAAATACGATCTCGGGTTCTGGTATAAAGACACGGTTTCGGGGGCTCTGTGCGCCTCCAATTATAAACGAACGTCGAATGTCCAATGGCTTGATCTTGTCGGGAGCTGGCTGCAACAGAACTGGCGGTGGTCGGATCAATCGGGGCAAGCGGATTCTCCGTTTCAGATATTCGGACAGCAATCGGGGATCTGCCTTCGTCGGGATTCGAGAATGTTCTCCGATAACGGGGATATTTACACTGGCCGCCAGGAAACGAGGGATTACTGCGGCATCGGGGACGCAGGGCAAGCCGGGAGCGAGGACGATCAGGAATGGTATCAGGTTGATTTTTGGGCCTCCGGAACTTCCGTTGATGTTTATTATTCTTTGGATGAGGGGACGAGTTGGAAATTTTTAAAGAGAAAAACACTTACCCCAAGCATTGAAAAGAATACCGTTTATTTCGATGTTATTTCTCCGACGATACGTTTTAAGTTCGAGAACCTTGACCCTTCCGGATTTTTCACTTTCAGATCGCTGATCCCGTATTATCTCGACAGCGGGAACATAGGGAGTCCTTAAAAATGCAACTTGATAGAATCAACACCGGAAAAGCTCCGGCGGAGACGGAATTTGAAAAGAACCTGGAAAAATCTTTTCAAAGGCTTCTCGATCAGCTCACTCAGATATTGAATAAAGGGCTTGTTTTCTCGGATAATTTCAGCATCGATATTTTAATTTTCACTTCGCAACAGGCGGATTCTGAATTTCCAGTTACGCACAATTTAAGGCGAGTCCCGACGGGCTATATCGTGATTGGAATGGACAAGGCGGGATTGCTTTATAACGGAGCGACGGCATGGACTTCGACGAATATCTATCTAAAAGCCTCGTTAGGGGCCACAACATTTAAAGCGTTAATCTTCTAAAGGAGGATTTATGGCAAGCGGACCTAGCATTTCTTTATTGGACACAAGAAACCCGCAACAGAATGCGATTGATAGCTCGCTTTCGAGTTTTATCACGCAATATCTCCCGCAATTCGTTCCGGGGGAACCCTACACCGGGCAGCTATCCGCGCCGATGGACACCTATCAGAACCAGGGGATGACTTTTCTCCAGAATTATTTGAATCAGGCGATGCAGCCGGGAGCGAACGCGGTCACGGATGCGGCGGGGAAACAGATCACGGACACGATCAACGGAGCGTATGATCCTTCAACCTCGCCATTTTATAAAGCAACAAGAGACGCGACGATGGTGGAGCAACAGGACGCGAAGAATCAACTCAATCAGGGGCTTGGGGCTCGGGGCAAGTATTTCTCAAGCGAAGCCTTAAACGAGAATCAGCAACTTGGAACGCGAACGACGAATTTTCTTAATCAAACCCTTACCGGGCTTGCGGAACAGGAACGCCAGAATAAACTCACGGCGGCGGGAATGGCCCCGGCGGTAAGCGCGGCGCAGACGAGACAAGCAATGGCTCCTATCGCCGCAGCGACAACCTTCGGCGCGATCCCTCAGGAACTTCAGCAAGCGGATCTCGAAAGACAATATCAGGAGTTTGTGCGGCAAAGAGGAGAGAAAGCGTTGCCGTTACAGGCCGCCGAAGGAGCGTATAGCAATCAAGGGATGCAAACAGTCGTTACTCAACCAAAACCGACATTCGATTGGGGCTCATTTCTTGGAACCGTCGGATCCGCAGCCGTAACCGCCGGATCCGCAGCCGTAACCGCCGCAGTATCGGCATAAGGAGAAAAACATGGGGAACAATGATTTTATCAATATGGGCGGTCAGGCGAGCGGAGGGGATATCAATATTCAACCGCAAGCATCGGGAGGCACTCGTTTTTTGAGCGCGTTTCTCGGAAATATGATGCAGGGAGGAGGTCAGGAAGCGAAGATGAAAAAAGAGAAAGACAAGCTCTCTTATTATACCGAGCTTCGTCAGGCCGGATATTCCGCAGAAGAAGCATCGAAGCGGGTGAATAAACAGTTTTCCGGAGGATTTTTGAATAAAGTCCTCGGAAAAACGGACGCCAGTTTTCAAGCGCCGTCTGGAGCCTCAGATCAGATAACCGATGCGCAAAAGAAAAAAGCGGACTATGATAAGACGCTTCAAGAAACCGCGCTCGCGAAAAAGAAAACAGATGAATGGGGTCAGGGAAAGGGCGGGACCGGCGATACGCAAAAAATAAAATCTCTTGATGGCGCGATCTCAAAAATCCAGATAGCGATCGAGAACGCGGAAGCGGCGAATAAGCCCCAGGACGGGCTCCGGAAACAGCTTGCGAAATATCAAAAAGCCTACGATAAGCTTTTAGGAGCCGATGACAGCGCACCCGATCCGAACCAAGACGATCTAGGGGCGTCTCCAGTTAATCCCATCCTTTCTCAGAAATACGATCTGAATAAGATTTATCCTCATAATGGGAAGAACTACAAAATCGATCCGAACAGTAAAGACCCTAACAATCCGGACATGATTGAGGTTAAATGAAACTCTCGGAAATGAGTGTCGGCTTTGAAACTGATAAGGAGGCGTCGCCAGTAAAGTTCTCGCAAATCGAAGGAGAACAGCGGTCCAGCATAAAGCTGTCTCAAGTGGATCAACCCTCCGACAACGCTCTTGAGGACACGCTCACGGCCAGAAAAAAACAACTCGAGGAACAGCAGAAACAGACGTATGCGAAAGAGGCGGAGATCAAGAAGGCCGAGCAGCAGAAGCAGCAGATCGAAAACGATCCGAAGAATTGGTCCAGTAACCGGGTCGCGAAAGAGACTCCTCAGCCGAAAACGATCCAAGAGAAGGCTCAGAAAGATGCTGTCCTCGCCATTAAAAAAGATCAGGAAAAGAAGGCGACCGAGAAACTGCTGCCTCCAGATCTCCAAAAACCAAAACTCGAGATCGGACCGGCTCCCAAGTTCGCGAACATTCCCGGATCGGAAGCGTTTACGAAAGTGATCCGAGATATAAGCGAGATCGGCACAAGGTTTATGAGCGGTCAGATGAGAGGGATCACCTTAGGGGGAACAGACGCGCTCCCCAAAAACCTTTTTACTCGTATCCCGGTTTCGGATGAAGAGGCCAAAAAGAGCCCCGAGTTAAAGAAGTTCCAGATCGCGGATCAGGCCGGGGAGTTCACCGGGTTTCTGATCCCGGCTGCAACGGTAGGGAGCGGACTCGCAGCGGTCGGAGTAATCGACGCTGCTGCTAACGCCTTCGGGACCGGCGCGATCATTGGAGCGAATAGAGCAGCCGTTTCCTTGCTATCGTCCGGGAAGTTCGGAAAGTCTATGTCCCTCCCTGAGATCTTCCAGTACGTCGGGGAACAGGCCGGGACCGATGCCCTCACGTTCTTGGCGTTAGAAGAAGGCGGGATCTACGCGAAAAAGTTTCTCCCTCATCTTTTCAAAAATATCACGAAGGAGACAAAACCTCTTTGGGAAATGATCGTCGACAAAGATGTTCTCAGCAAATTGCAGCAAGCGGACCCGGCGATAAACGAGTTCTTCAAAGAGTTCGGAGTCTCCGGGAACCGGGACATTATGAAGAAGATCCTCGCCGGTGGAAAATATAAGTTTATCGTCCCGGAGAGCGTCGTTACAACGATCTCGGATCGGCCTTGGTTTAAGCAGTTTAAGGAGCTCTTCGGATTGAAGGAGAATCCTCTCAGCGTTTCAAAAGAAGTAAAAGGAGAGAAATCCATCACCCCATTGGACGGCAAGACCGAGCCCATTGAAATAAAGCCCGAAAAGGCCAAAAAGCCCCTAAAACTGAGCGAAATTGAGGGGGGAGCCACTTCCACCGCCCCGGGGGAGATAGCCCCGGAAACAGGCGGTGAGACGGGTAAAACGACAGAAAAAGGGGGTCCTCAGGAGATTGTGGAGTCCGGAGGACCGGTGGGGAAAGCGATCATGGACTCCTCGAAAGAACTCGTCCATTTATTTGCGCCTCGCGTGGGAGTGAACAGAGATGCTCTCGACAAGATTATGGAAATGAAAGGACACAGGGATAAGATCGAGTTCGAGCTTGAGCAGAAGTGGCTCAAAGTCGAGGATATGTTCGAGAAGCTACCGAAAGATCAGCAGATCAAGTTTGTCGACGACGTTAAACTTGGGAACAAGCAGCCAACTCCTGAGCTTCAAAAGGTCGCGGATATTATGCGAGAAGTCGAGGACAAGTTCTTTGCGGAGGTCCAGAAGTTCAAGCCGGGGCTTTCGTATCTCGATAATCACTTCCGTGTTTTCTGGAATCAACCGGACTCAGGGAAAGTCGGAAACGTGTTCCGGACTATGTTTCGTCGTCCCTTGGAAGGTACTAAGGGTTTCATGCGAGCCCATGTTTTTAAGGATATGTCCGAAGGAATAAAGCTCGGTCTTGAGCCTGTGAGCTATAACCCGGTTACCATGTGGCGAAATCACATTATGGACATGCAGAAGTTCATCACGGCAAGCCGAATGTTCGCAGCCGTGAAAGATATGGACTTCTTGAAGTTCGTGAAACCCGGAGGCCACGCTCCGGAAGATTTTTCAAAACTCGACGACAAAATTGCAAAGGTGTATTTCCCGGCAGAAATCAAATACTCTCCGGAAGGAGAGGCGTATACGGTCCCGCACTTGATCGGGGAATACTATATCGAGAAGAATGTCGGAAGGATCTTAAACAATTTTCTCTCGAAAGATTGGATACGAGCGAGCGAACTAGGAAACTCTCTCCTCGCTTTTAAGAACATAACGACCGCCTTCGAGCTCTCCCTTTCCCCGTTTCATGCGTCATACGAGAGTGGGGCTGCTGTAGCGAGTCAGATCGGGCTCGGCTATCAAAAGATATGGCGCGGAGACTTCGCCGGTGGCCTTGTAGACATTTTGACAAGCGGACTAGCCCCTAAAAAATCAGCGTCCCTCGGTGGCTCCGTTATCAAATATGTTAAGAATCCCGCAGAGTTCCTCAAGGAAACGAGAGGCGCGTCTTTTATTAAACAGTTCCCGGACGCAGCGCAGCTTATCAACGATGCTTTCACGGGAGGGATGAAGTTCGCGATCCATCAAGATTACAAGATAAATGCGATCAAGGCGATGAAGGAGGGATTAAAGAATAAAGAATATGGTCCAGTTATCCTCCATGCTATTCCAGCGGGGAACGAGCTCATCATGAAACCCCTATTTGAGATCTTTATTCCCCGGCTCAAGCTCGGCACTTTCTTTACGGAAATGAGCGAAGCTCTTGTCCAACACAAAGCTCAGCTACGATCTGGAGAAATCACGCGACCCGAACTTGCCCGGAGGATTGTGGACTCCGTTGAAAACCGTTTCGGGGAAATGAACTTTGATAATCTTTTCTGGAACCGGACTTTCAAATCCTCGCTTCAACTCTTTATCCGGTCGGTTACTTGGAAGGTCGGAGCAATCAAGAACGTAACGGCAGCAATCCCCGGACAGATCAAGGAAATAATGAGCGCGATAAAAGGCGGGAGGAAACCAATTCTTGAGAGTAATTTCGCGTATCTTTTGGGGATTGCGACGCTCGTTACAGCGTTCTCGATGGTGATCCAAAAACTCTATGTAAACGAATGGCCTAAAGACTTCAAGGATCTCATGGCTCCCCGTTACGATAAAGACGGAAATAGGATCATGCTGAACACTCACCTTAAAGATTGGATACACATAGCACATAGTCCTATCAATTTTCTGTCCACAAGTTCAGCCGGGTATATCGGTCGAGTCATTCAGCTATGGCAAAATAAAGACTTTTACGGGACCGAGATCGTTCATGAGGATGATCCCCCCGCAAAGAAGGCGTGGGCGGTGGCAAAGCAGATGATCGGACAGCCGTTTGTGATATCAAGCACGATCCGAGCTGAGGAACTTAAATCTCCTACGCCCTTGACCGTTGCTACAATGGCGGGGATCACGCAACCGGCTCCGAAATACATAGGCCAAAGCAAGGCCGAAGCTCTCGCCATTGATATCCAAAGATCGAACATGCCTCAAGGATCTCGGACTCAAGTATCGGCAGATCGATCTCAGCTTAAAGCGAATCTCCGGAAAGAATATGCGAAAAACAAAAGCAGCGTTCCTCTTTCTCAAGCGGTCGTGTCCGGGAAGATAACCCAAAAAGAAAAGGATCGGCTTTTGAAAGACTCGAAGCTCAATACTTTAGAGAGGACGATAAAAACGGGTCGCTTCACGATCCAACAAGTAGCGAAAGTGTATAAGGTGGCAACTCCCGAGGAAAGAAAAATCCTTCTCCCTATATTAAAAAAGAAAATAAAAACCAAACTAGATAAGCCTGAGAATCTTCTTCCATCCGAGGAAAAAGAGGATCAGGATCTCTACAAAAAATATTTCGGACAGAGGTACTATGGGTGAGACTTATGATAAAACTTTCCCGTCTTTTTATCTTTGGGGGCAGCGACATGACTCTTAAAGTGTTCGTGATTGCTTTTGAAAAGCTCAAGATTTTGTATTCGATTATCGTCTCGTATTCCGTTTTTGTGATGAACAACCTCATTAGGATAGAGATATCGTCCGAGACGTTTCTCCATGACGAGGCGATGCTCAAGGACATACCCTCTTTTGGATCGAAAGGGATGATTGGGGGAGTGTATCATGACGTAACCTCGATCTCGGCTTATCCCTCCTCGCCATCCCGGTCCTTTTTCTCCTCTAAAATTGGCAAGGAGGCATAATATGGGAAGGCATATTTTGGTTAATGATCCCGGAGGACTTTTCCCGGTCCACGCTGAGGCTTTATCAGACGGAGGAAAAAACGATGTAAAATATCATACTTTTTACAACTACCGATATGAGGATTACGCGATTGGAAAGGGATACGGCCATTTGGACAAGATCCTTTATTTCTTCGAGTGGTTGGATTGGGCTGACCTTGTGGTGGATTTTGACGTGAGAGGAAACGATCTTATCGGGTGGATTAGGGATAATTTTCCTGAGAAGTCAACCTTCGGATCGGGGTGGGGATGCAAACTCGAAGATGATCGTCTTATGCTTAAAGATTTTATAAAATCTTTTGGGCTTCCTATACAACCGTATGTTCACGTTAAAGGAATTACGAATCTTCGGGAACATCTTAAGAAAAATCCTAAGAAGTACGTCAAACTCAACATTTTTCGCGAAGATATGGAGAGTTTTTACGCCGAGGATTACGACTCGATTGAAATGACTCTCGATCAAATAGCGGACGCTTTCGGACCGCATAAGGAAACGTATGATTTTATCGTAGAGGACTTAATCGAAACAGACGTAGAGATCGGCTTTGACGGATTTTTTAATGGTGTCGAGTTTTTGAAGCCTTACTTAATTGGTTATGAAATCGGAAAAAATCTTTACATCGCCAAAGCCGTCGATGAGCTTCCTCCCGCTCTCGAAGAAACCCGAGTTGCTTTCACTCCGCTCCTCCAAAAACTCGATTATCGAGGTCCGATTTCGTGGGAAGAGAAAATAATTTCACAGAAAGAACACTATATTTTGGATTGGTGCAGTCGTCTTTTACACCCCGGAAGTTTGCTTTACACGGAGCACATCAAGAACTGGGCTGACATGGTTTATCAATGCGGACTACGAAAGAACGTCCGCATTGAATACAGCAATAATTATGTCGGAGCGTTTTGTCTTAAAAGCTCAAAAGCAATCAATCAATACATCAAAGTAAATATCGAGGATGAAACAAAAGTAAAGCCGAACATGGTGGTTGGAAATAAAAAAGGAAATTACGCTACGAAGGGCGAGGATCACGTCGCGGTCGTGATCGCCTCCGGGGACTCGGTGGAAGAGGTGCTCGAGCAGCTCCACGAAAACGCCGAAGGCGTAGAAGGGGACGGGATCGACAAAGATCCGTTGAAGGGGATAGACGATATCCTTGATGTTATCGAAGAAGGCGAAGAAGTTGGGATTGAGTTCTAAAGTTATTTTTTTACCGAGGGGTTTATAAGAATTTAACGCATACCACATATAGTGGTGGCAATAGGGTATTAATAGGGTATTGGCATACTACCAATAACCTACAAGACAAGACTAAATAAGACAAGAAAAGAAGAGGGGGGTTTCGATCATGATCTCGGATGAGCAATTTGAAAAGCTTTTAGAAAAGATTTCTATCAATCAAACGGACAGGGAAAGGCTTATCCGGATTGAAACCATCGTTTCCCTGAATAGGGACTCTTCGGAGAAATGCAAGATTGATGTTGCGTCAAAGATGGAGGCATTAAGAATGACGGCGAACAAAGCGCATGAGCGTATTGATGATGAGCAAAAAGCGAGGTTTATTTTTACAGGGATTCTTCTCGCGATTGCCTCCGTTGGTTCCATCACAGCGATCATCTTAAAACTCACAGGGAAGTTATGAGGCGATGATATGTTATGCGAGGGGAAGATCGGATGCCATAATTGCCTGAATTATCTTCAAACGATCGAGGCAAAGCTTAATGGCCTTCGGGAAGCTATTAAGAACGGATCTCAAAAAGTTATTTCAATGAAAACAGAGGATGCTTTGGCTTTTATTGAAGCGTTCAAAAAAGGAGGATGATATGAATTTAAACAGGAAAGGGGTGGTCGCAATCGCCGTGATTTTATATGCAGTAGCGGCTTTTATCGGCGGCGCTTTATTGGCAAAACCAGTTACGAATATGTTCGGGATCAGCAACGAAGCGAAAAAGCATCAAGAAGCAAAAATGGTGAAGAAGGAATCAAAGCCGGTCCTTGTCTACACCGATGAAAAAGGAAGAGAACATATCGCGATGGCGACAAGCGAGGAATATTCAAACTCGGAACTGACGGAGCAGCCGAAACAAACCTTCTGGCAGAAAATCCAAAATCTCGGATCTTGGGGGATTTTTTTAGTAATCCTCGGTTTTTTATTCCCTCCGGTCGGAGTGATCCTGACTTTTATTTGGAAAAAAGTGTCGGGCGCCACACAGACCGCACTTGCCAACGCACAGTCCACGATCCTTGCGGTCCAGGCAAAGCATGAGGATTTATCGGCTGATGCCAAGTTGATTGTTTTGAGCATCGATGACGGTCTTGCTCAGATCAATAAGCATATCGAGATCACGAAAAACGCGATGGATCTGGCGCAGACCGATCTTAATACTGCAGGGACCGTTGTTGACCCCGTTCAAAGACAAGCGACGATTATTATGGCGCAGCAGAAACTTTCCGTCGCGCAATCGGTTTATTCCTCCGTTATGGATATGAAGGAGGATTTTAAAAACGCTCTAAAAAACCGCCAAGATCAATCAACGAAGCTCCTCGTTGAGCAGCTCAAGAATAGCTAGCCCGGGAACCCACCAAAAATAATTAAAGATTTTTGTTGCAACGTCCGTAATATGGTGTAGACTTCTCAGTAACGGATAAAGTTACGCATTAGGGAGGCATCATGATAGCAAAGTGCGGTTATAGATTTTGCGACGTTAAATTCGAGAAAACAGTTCCTTGGAATCGCTTTCATACAACCGAATGTAAAATGGCGGAGTGGGCGATTCGGAAAGCGGAAGAGAAAAATAAGTCCGCTTTGCACGAAGCGCAAAAAGCAATCCCTCGAAAAAAGAAAATTGCAATCGCAGCCATTCTTTTTTTTCTTTCCTTGTCCACGGTTCAGGTATCCGGTTCGGAGGGGCGTGGTAACGCATCTCCTTTGGGCCATGACCTGGCCGTGGGCTTGGCTTCGTTTTATTCCACAGAAGCTTGTAAATTCAACCCCACGAAAGGATGCCTGACCGCTTCGGGCAAATCACTTTATGAACTCGAAAAAAATCATGTCTTGTTTGTTGCGTCCTGGAAATATCCATTGTGTAAAGCTGTGAGACTACGCTCAAAATCTGTTTCTAAGAGAATGATAAAAAAAATAGATATTTTGCTTTCAGACTGGTTCGGAGACAAGCTTTATGCAGAAGGAAGATTCGCTGATAAAGTTAAAACAATTTCTGGAGTGAATGATTACGGTCATGGTCTAGGTTTGGGCATCTCAGTTGAAGCCAAAAAAGGAAAAATAAATATTGCTCGTTATCTAATGTACCTCCTACTCATCATCGACAGTAAAGACTGTGCCATAAAATCTTTGGGATCTTCTGTTGGCTTTGAAAAGAGTAAATACCTTGAATTTGAGAATGCTATTTCAAAATTATTAAATAACTCTAATACCCCAGAATGGGTCAAGGAAGAACTAGGGCCATTTAATTATTTGCTTGAAGAAGAGGAGGAAGAATGAGTTTTTTCAGTCCGTGTCTTGTTTTATTCGATTATGAACCTCCAAAGAAAAGGGAAAAGAACGTGGACGAAGAAGAAAAGCTGGCGCGGCAAGCGGCCGGCGAGTATGTAGCCCCGGAAAAATAGGTAAAATTCTCTACACACAAAAAAGGAGAAAGTTATGGATAATGCTCTCGAAGCTCAAAGTTCAAATCTCACTCTTTTAAGAAAACCCGCCGATGTTCTCCGTGAGGCAAAGGAAGCCGCGCAGCAGCTCATGGAGGTCATGAAGATCAAGAAAGACCCCGTGATCTTTAACGGAAATCAATACCTCGAGTTCGAGGATTGGCAAACCGTTGGAAAATTTTACGGGATCACGGCGAAGATCGTGAGCACCAGTTTCATCGATTATGGAGGGGTCAAGGGCTTTGAAGCCCACGCCGAAGCTGTGGATCATACCGGGCGCGTTGTTTCCGCAGCGGATGCGATGTGCTTGAACGATGAGGATAACTGGTCCACGCGGACAAAATATGAGTGGAGAACCGCAGAATCCGGAAAGAAAGTGAAGGTTAAAGCAGGAGAAGTTCCTGTTCCATTCTTTCAACTCCGAAGTATGGCCCAAACCAGAGCGGCCGCAAAAAGTCTCCGTAACGTCCTCGCTTGGGTCGTTGTTCTTGCCGGCTTCAAGCCAAACGTCGCGGAGGAAATGACCGGAGACGAGCAGACAAGAGCTCCGGCATCGGAAAGGCCAAAGCCGAAAGCCGAGGCGATGGATATTGCCGGCTTCAAAGAGATCACTTCAAAATTCGATGGATTCTGCCAGGGTTGTAATGAGCCGGTCAAGAAAGAGGACAAGGTGATGTATAACCCGAAGCTCAAAGGCGTTTATCATAAAGCGTGTCTTACCCCGAAAGAAGCTCCTGTTTCCTCCCTCAAAGAAGTCACTCCCGCCCTGATCAAGAATCTTGAGAAAATGGCGGAAGCGGCTGGAAAGAAACTGATCGACAGGATCGGGTTGGATGGTCTTGAGAGCGTCGATCAAATCTCTCCCAAATACGCCGAAGAACTTCTCGCTGAGTTCGCTAAAATTCTGGATACGAGGAAAGAATGAACGAGATCCAAGGGCTTGAGTTCTCGGCCTTAACTCACCAATATTTTCTCAACGGGAAAGAACTGATCTCCGTTACCAAGGTGTTTGAGAAAGTAGGGGTGACGGATTTCTCCCGAGTTCCTTTTGATGTGATCGAGCCGGCGCGACAATTCGGGGACGTGGTGCATGACATGGCCGCGATGTTCGGGAATGAGGTTCTTGATGAGGATACCGTGGACCTGGAGTATGAAGGTTTTCTCGAATCGATCCGGAGTTTTTTCAAGGATCACGTCAAGAAGATCCTCGCGATTGAATACAAGGTTTGTAATGTCGTTCATCATTACGCCGGGACCTTGGACATTCTCTATCTCAACAAGAAGAAAGAACTTTGCTTGGACGATTGGAAAACGCCGAAGCATGAGCAGAAGGCTTCCAAATGGCAAACCGCCGCATATTTTAAAGCGCTTCCAAAGGAGATATGCGAGGTCAAACGCCGTCATGCGGTCCATTTAAGAGCAGATGGAACGTATGAAATGTTTGAACACAAAAACCCTATTCGGAGAGATTTTGATGATTTTTTGACGTTTCTTCGATGTGCGATCCTTTTACAAAACAACAAACTCGGGAGATAAAAATGGAAAACACAGAGACAGCCATCGCAATCAAGGATGATCAAAAGGTTCTGACTCAAAGCAACGATCTTGTGGTTCAAGCAAACGCCATCGTGATCAAGAACGATCTCGGATGCCAGCAAGCGAGCGATATCGCGAAGACGCTCAAACTCTTCATCGAAGGCCCGGGAACGTATCATGACGAAGAGATCGAGCTGGCGAATGCTTTACACAAGAAACTCTGCCAAAAGCGTAACGCCATCATCGATGGGCCAAAAGCGGCTTATAAGGTGCTCAAGGACCGGATAGCCTCCTATCTTCACGAACAGGAGGTTAAGCGTCAGGAGGCCCAAAGACGCGCAGAAGAAGAGGCCCGTAGGATCGAGGCCGAGAAACAGGCGAAGATCCAGGCAAAGATCGATGAGGAGAACCGAAAGATCCGGGAAGCGGAGGAAGCGGAAGCGGAAAAACGCCGAGAAGAGCAAAGAAAAATTAATGCGGAAAAGAACAAAGAAAAAGCCGCGCAGATGAAAAAGGAAGAAGAGGATCGCAAGAAAGACGAGGCGATACGCAGGGAGCAAGAGAGGATTAGACAAGAGGAGAAGATCGCAGCGCTTCAAGAAAAAAAAGAAGCGGTTTATGTAGCACCGAAAACGATCGCTCCCGTTTCAACCCCCACAGGAGCATCGATCTCTTTCACTTGGGACGCGAAGGTTATAAATAGAGCCCGAGTTCCGGAGCAGTATAAGATCGTCGATATCGCGATGCTTGAAAAGATGCAGAAAGCGGCGAAGGGAGCGATGAACGTCCCCGGCATTGAGTTTACGAAACGTCCAGTTGGATCTCTTAGGAGATAAAAAATGTCTTACCGCGCAGACACAGAAGAGGAAATGGTATCAAGGCTTCCGGTCCCGAAAGATTATAAAACCCCTCAAGATTACACCCGCCTTGCTCGGCAGCATCGGGATATCAAGGATTTGATGCTGGATGGCTGCTGGCGCACCGTAAAAGAGATCTCCGAAAAATTAAGCTATCCCGAGCCCTCCGTCTCAGCGCAGCTTCGTCATTTAAGAAAGCCTGAGTTCGGGGCTTGGCTCGTCTCAAGACGAAGAAGAAAAGACGCCGGAGTGAGTGAGTATCGAGTTCTTCCTCAAAAAATAAATATTGTTCAAATGGAGCTCCTATGAAAAAAAGATTCACGGATGCGGATAAATGGGATGATGAATGGTTTAGGGAGCTTCCTTCAAAGATCAAAACGGCCTGGGAGTTTTTAAGAGATCGATGCGACAGTGCGGGATTTTGGAAGAAAGATTTTAAGTTAATGAATTTTCTCACGAATGACACCTATTCTCCCGATGAAATTTTGAAGGCGCTTAATCATGGGAAAAAAAGGATATTAGACCACGGTCCTTATTGGGAAATCAGAGAGTTCATTTCCTTTCAATATGGGGTTTTAAGCCATGCTTGTCGGCCCCACAAGCCCATCTTTGAACTTTTAGAAAAGTACCGGAAAAAGGGGTATCAAAAGGGTATTAATACCCTATCGGAGAAGCCAATCCAGGAAAAAGACAAGACGGTGGTGATGAAAGAGTTCCGGGATCTCAAAAATAAGCTCGCAAAAGGAAAGTCTGTTTAAGAGCGACCATCAAACATGAGGAGAGCAAGATGAAACTTAGACCGCATCCTGCAAAATATACGAACTGTTTAATACCAGAGATAAATAAATTGCTTGGGAAAGCAGAATACATTCTCGACCCATTTGCGGGGACTGGAAAGATATTCAGCCTTGGGAATCGCTTAAAAATAAAAGCTGTCGAGCTTGAACCTGAATGGGCGGCATACGACAAAAGAATAATCCTCGGTAACGCTCTTAGCCTTCCGTTCGAGAGCGGAACCTTTGACGGAGTTGTTACTTCGCCCTGCTATGGAAACAGAATGGCTGATTCGTTTAACGCCAAAGATTCAACGAAAAGGAACACATACCATCACGCCCTCGGCAGGAAACCAAGCGAAGGTTCGGCGGCGATATTACAATGGGGGCCGGGCTATAAAGAGTTTCACGAAAAAGCGTGGAAGGAAGTCCGACGGGTTCTTAAAAACAACGGGGTATTTATTTTGAACATAAAAAACCATATCCGAAATGGAGTTGAGCAGGACGTTACTCAATGGCACATAAACTGTCTCAATAGCTTGGGATTTCTTCTTTGGAGTCATGTGAAAATTAACACCCCCTCAAATCGGTTCGGGGCGAATGGAAGCAAAAGAATATCGTATGAGTCGTTGGTGAAATTTTATAAGGTTGAGCCAAAGAAAACCCCCACACCAAAACTTCAAACATGAAAGGGAGGAAGGGATGATAAAAGTATTCTGTGATAAGTGCGAAAGAGAAATAAAAGAAAAAGCTAATTCAGTCTTTGATTGCGGGAAAATTGTAGCAGAGCTTTGTGACGAGTGTGATGATGAACATAGC